GTTTCGAGCCAGGCAATGGGTCTTTGGTATAGCTGGTGCGTACGTTAGTCTGAAGAACTAAAGGAGCAGGTTCGATTCCTGCAGGACCCACAATTTAATTACCGAGTGAGCTTGGGATCAAGGATGGCTCATATCCGCCCTTAGGTTGGTTCGAATCCAACACTCGGTACAAATTTTGGGTTATAGTGTAACGGTTAGCACAAAACACTTTGACTGTTTTAGTTTAGGTTCGAATCCTAATAACCCAACAAGATACATGGTGATTGTAGCTGAATGGTAAAGCGTCTGATTGTGGTTCAGGAGATTCTGGGTTCGAGCCCCAGCTTTCACACCAATTGCGCCTGTGGTGGAATGGTAGACACGTTGGACTTAAAATCCAATCCTCAGAAATGGGGGTGCCGGTTCGAGTCCGGCCTGGCGTACCAATGGAAAGTAATGCAACTAGGAGTTGTCACTGTTTGCTAAACAAGTGGTTCAATAAAATGGATAGGGTTCGATACCTTTACTTTCCTCTAAAGTAATGCATGGTGGATAATTGCTATTAATTTGGCATGATTAGGTTCGAGTCCTAAGTTACTTTAAATTGCCCTTATAGCATAAATGGAAATGCAACATCCTTCTAAGATGTTAAATGGAGATTCGAATTCTTCTAGGGGTACAATAAGAAACAGAGTAAAGCCTGGACAGCGAAAGCAGGGTAGTTTAAAACTTGGACAGTTTCTTTTAGCAGTTTAAGAGACAGAGCTGACTTCTGCTTAACAAAAATGCTCTGCAACGGCCCGAGTGGTGGAATGGCAGACACGCTAGACTTAGGATCTAGATTTTGCGAGTTCGAGTCTCGCCTTGGGTACATAGGCTCTTATAGTTTAATTGGAAAAACGTTTGGCTACGAACCAGATGATATAGGTTCGAGTCCTATTAGGAGTTCAATAATGGCGCGATGACCGAGTGGCTTAGGTGCAGGATTGCAAACTCTGTAACGCTGGTTCGAATCCAGCTCGCGCCTCAAAAAAAAAGATTAAAAAAAATTAGGATTATTCAAAAGGTAATCTTATATTTATGAAGTATTAAAAGGGAAGGTTGGCAGAGTTGGCCTATTGCTCCGGTCTTGAAAACCGGAGAGGCGTTAAAACCTCCGTGGGTTCGAATCCCACATCTTCCTCAAAATGGCCCTATCATCTATCGGTTAGGATATTTGGTTTTCATCCAAAAAAGTCGGGTTCGACTCCCGGTGGGGCTACTAATAATAAATAACAATTAAATATGGCAACAGCACCACAGAGATCTAGACAGGCTAGAGCATTAGGAATGTTAGAAGCTCAATTGAGCTCAGGAGTGAAAACTGAAAAGAAAACGACAGATGTAAAAGTTCCATTGACTGATTCTGATAAGAAAAGAATCAACAAAGAGATTGAAATTTTAAGAGCAAAAGTTTAATTGGCATCTCCCTAGGGAGAAGGCCCTGGTCCGGATAGAACCTCATCTATCCAAATTTTGGGGATATCGTATAATGGCTATTACGATGGTTTTGCAAATCATAAATTAGGGTTCAATTCCCTATATCTCCACAGAATATATCGCGGGGTAGTGTAATGGTAGCACACCGGGCTCATAACCCAGAAGAGTGGTTCGAATCCGCCGACCGCTACTAATGTAGCATTTTAAAAATTAATTTAATAAAAATTATCAGTTATGAAAAATTCTCTTTCTTCTAAAGGACTATCAATGTCTCAAGCACAATCAATTTCTAATTTGTGTAACCAACGTTCAAAAGATATTACAGCTGCTTTAGCTGATATCAATAACGTTGAGAAAACTTTAACTATAGGTACAGAAACCTATATAGAAACTCAAGGAAACCCTATTCCTGACAATGTAGTTTCTTTATTACAAGACAAAGCAAGATTGTCAGCTACTCAAGCATTCTTGATGGAAAACATCAAAGCCAAAGACGAATTGATTAATTCAATTAAACGTGAAAGATTTGAGTATCCAATAGAATCTCCAGAAAGACCTAAACTTATTTCAGAAACAATTCCGTCTGAAGTTGATGAGGCTTTTGGATGGGATCAATTAACTCTAGCTGAATACAATGAATATTTAGAGTCTGAGGCTTATGCTTCCCATATTGGACAATTTATTCACAAAGGTGGTAGGTTAGATAAGTTGAGAGCGGAACTTCCAACTATTAAGACTTTGGAATTCATGGAGATTGAAGTAGGAAAGAAAACTCCTATGAAGGTTGAAGTACATCACACTTCTCAACAATTACTAGCAGTTCATGAAGAACTTGCTGCATTGCATAGAGGGTATGAGCAAAAGGTTAATTACTTCAAATCTAAAGTAAAAAATGCAACTACTAAGGAAAATGCTAGAATTCAAAAAGAAAGAGGTATTATCCAAGCTCGAGTAAATGAACAAAACTCAGCAGCTGCTAATACTTATAAATTGGCTTATGATCAATGGGCCGGTGAAGAGCGCAAAGCACAACATGAATTTGAAGAAGCGCGTCAAGCTGGAATTGAATCGGCGGTCGCATTGAAAATTGATGTTGCTACTAGATTCCAATCTGTAGTAGATGAATTCTTGAATCAGTTGAATTAAAATTTTTATGGTACAAATAAGGTAAGCAGAAGCTGACTCCTTATAAGTTTTGTGTTGGGTTTGATGAAGCAATTATATAAACATATATATGATATCTTAATCAACTCTAATTGATTTTATAGGGCCTGTCCCTATATAACCAGCCAACTCGCTTCTGTTACAAATTAAACCAAAACTGAGATAGAACTCAATAACTAGACATGTTACTCCCGTGGGAGATTAAAAGTGGCTAGCGAAACTGAGACTTAGTTTTTGACTTTGCCTTTGTAGTAACGGAAGGTCTTTGACATTGATTTTGTATTTGACATAGTCTATATACTTTATCTACCCGACGACATAATCATATAAGATGCACTGTATTTAATTATGCGGTGTATTTTTCATGTAAAATAATTGAAAAATACTTTGAAAAAGATTAGGATCTATGTTATAAGCACCTTATCTTTATGTATAGAAATTAATAAATAGACAGAAATTATGACAAATTTAGTAAAAGGTTTAAGTGTAGTAGATTTTATTCAAGGTAGAAAAGGACATTTCCAGGCTATTGTAAAAGTTAAGGCAGGGTTTTATTCAAGTGTTAATTGTGAAAGTATTGCTACTTTAGCAGGAGTTGTTAGCAGATTTAAAAAAGGAGCACTTCAGACTGTTGAGTTTATACCAGAAGGTGCTAATTATCCATTGACAGTGTTTGCTAAAAAAGGTAAAAATATTGTGTTAGCAGATGAAGCTTTATTGAAAGAAATAACAGTTGGAGTTATTAATGGATTGTTTTATGATTCCAATTTAATGGACCAAGCTCAATATAAGGCAGTAAATGCAAAGACTTGGGGAGATAAGGCATTTGTAATGAATGTAAAATAAATTGAAAAAAATTAGGATCTTTGAATTAAGGTCCTTATCTTTATATATAGAAATTAAAAAATAGACAATTTATGAGAACATTAAGATTATCAATCGCTATCCAAAGTCATTTAAGTGACGCCTTATTTGAAATGAGTTTCAATCCAGATTTAGCTGAAAATCGTATAAGATTTGTGAAAACATTAATTAACTTATATCCTAATACCGATGTAGAAGTTAGTGAAGATGAGTTGAATAAAATTTACCGAGAGAAAATATTATCATTAACTGAAAATTAAGAACTATGACTTTAAATCGAATTATCAAGACAGCAGACTCAATGAGTGCTTCCACATTTGCAAAATGGTTGGATACGCAAAAAATTAATTGGACTATGTTAGATGCCGATATCATGAATTATGATAATGATTATTTCAATATCACATTAGATGACTTCCAGCAAGAGAGTATTATGTTTTATGATGGAGTATTCCAAGAATAAATAATTGAAAAAAACTTTGAAAAAGATTAGGACGATAAAAATTTAATCCTTATCTTTATATATAGAAATTAAAAAATAGATAAATTATGAGTGAGTTAAGAGTTCCAGAAAAAAAGACAAATGCCGTTGGATTCGGTAAATTTGCAATTGTATTAGAAAAAGAGCAATTACATTATTATGCAGATGGTGAAATTACCAGAGTAGTTGATGTAAGCTATGAATTTAATTATACCGATTTGTTTTCTTTAGCTCACAGAATTTCTGTTAAGAATGAATTCGGTCTTGTAAGTTTTGTTAATAAAAGAGATGTAGTAAAAAATTCCAAATAATATGAAAAAGTTAAGTAAATCAGTTTATCGTATTGTGCCCGTTACCAATGAAAAATTAGGAGCTTGTTGGGCAATTAAAGAAGGAAATGTTATATTGAGTACTTTTATTAGTAAGCAGTTAGCTGAAAAAAGAAAGTTGCAATTAGAGTCCAAAGTAGTAGAAGACTTCCTTTTAGTGAAAACAATTAACCAAGAATTAAAAATAGAATTATAATGGCGTATGCAGCGATAGTCACTCGACTTAAAAATGTAAGACCGCATTCCAACGCTGATAAGGTGCAATTAGCAACTTGTCAAGGCAATCAAGTTGTTGTAGGATTAGACAACAATGAAGATGCTTTAGGAGTATATTTTCCGACCGATGGGCAACTTTCTCATGAATTTTGTTTTGCTAACAACTTGTATCGTAAAGCAGAGATGAACAAATTTCCAGACGAAAGACCAGGTATGTTTGACGAGAACCGAAGAGTTAGAACACAAAAATTTAGAGGAGAAATTTCTGATGGATTTTGGGTTCCACTTCATCAATTTGGGTTTATTCAAGTAACTGGATTAGACGTTGAAGGTTTTGAATTTACTGAATGGAAAAGTATTCCTATCTGTGATAAGTACATCAACCCTAACACTTTGAAACTTGCTAGAGAAAACCAAGGTAAGAAATTAAGAACTGCAAAGACATCAATTATGTTCAAAGAACATTTTGATACTGCCCACTTTGGTAAGCATGTTAATGAGTTCAGACCAGGTCATAGAATTGTAGTTACTGAAAAAGTACATGGTACTTCTGGTAGAGTTGCAAGAGTTCAAGTAGATAAAAAATTATCTAGGCGAGATAAGATTGCTAAATTCTTTGGAGCTAATGTAGAAGAAAAAGAATGGACTTATCTTAATGGAACTCGAAGAGTTGTGTTAGAGGAAACTTCCGGAACTCAGTATCATGACCCAACAATTAGACAAAAAGCGTTTGCTTTATTCAAAGATAATTTAAGAAAAGGCGAGACTGTATTTTTTGAGATTGTTGGGTATGAATCTACCGGAGCCGCAATTATGCCTTCAGTTGATACAACTAAATTAGGAGATAAAGAATTTTCTAAATTGTTTGGAAAGACAATGTCTTACTCTTATGGGTGTGAACCAACAGAACACAAAGTGTATGTATATAGAATTACCAACACCAATGAAGATGGTCAGTCTGTGGACTTAACTTGGGATGATGTTAAGTCTCGTTGTGAAGAGTTAGGTGTAAATCATGTTCCTGAATTGTATATTACTTCTTTAGAAATGATAGCAGTGTATTCTAAATCTAAAGACGACAGAGATATCTATAACTTTTTAGTTGAAATTGTAGATACTGCTGCTAAAGGAGCATCTTTGTTAGACGTTAGACACATTCGAGAAGGAGTATGTGTTAGAATTGATAATTTTGGTATTGTACCAAAAGTATATAAGCACAAATCTTTTGAGTTTAAAGTGTTAGAAGGTATTGTAAAAGATGCTGGGGTGGTTGATATGGAAGAATCTAATTAATATAAAATGAAAGAAGAATTAATCACATTTTCTGACTTAACTAGTTACTTAAATAGTTTAGGAGGTATACAGCACATTATAAAAGAAATGCCATCAATGTATATAAACGACTCAAGTAATTATACTATGGGAACTAAATCTACTAGAAGAAAAGTTGAAGTCAAACGGCCTTTAGTTGAGAGATTGGAAAAACTATGTGTTATGATTGCTGATCATATTAAATCAGTAAAGCAGCTTAATATGTGGATTGATACATCTATGCCAGATCCATATTTTGATTTCAAAGATGCCGAAGGTATTACAAATAGAATTACATTAACTACTTTACAGTCTTATTTATCTAATGCTAAGGATGAAGCTAAATTTAATACAAATTATAAATTGACTCCTGAATTAGCTGTGATATTTAATCAATATTTCAAGTCTGTAAAGCCCAAATAATTAAGTTAGTATATACCCTTAACACCTACGTAAATTAATAATTCCATACTAACGGCATAAAAGATATAAGAATGATAAAACTCAGTGAACAAGACAGAAAAACAATAGACAAATATAAAAGAAGGGTTCATAAACAATATCCTGGCGCATTTCATAATCACATTGGAAATGACTTTTATACTATAGTTCAAGAAAATGATGATTTAAGTGTAGTAGATGTGCTAGCAGAACAATTTATACCTCCTCAAAAAAGTTTATTATTAGCTTGGGAATCTGCTCAACTTTCATGTAGGGTATCACAAAACTTAAATAGAACAAATCCATTAAGATCGGAAGGAGCTTCAATGGCAGATAAGATTGCTAAAGATGCTAATCGCAAGCTTCGAGCAGAAATGCCGAAAATTTCACGAAAAGATCAAGAAATTGATATTTATTAGTATAAACCTAAACAGTTAATTAAGTTATGTTTAAAAACATTTTTAAAAAAAACAACCAAGTTATGACAGAAACCATTGAAATGGAAGACGTTGCTGTTTCGGAGCAAATCCATTTACCTATACCGGATTACGCTCAAAGAAATACGCAAGAAGATGATGTAAACTCTATTGAAGTACATCAAGAAAAAATTGTAGATAAGGAATTAGAACCTATTCAAAATGAAATTACTTCAGACGAAGTAATAGATCCTGATTATCTTATAAATGCGCCAGAAATTGTAGGCTGGTCAACCGCTGAAGAGCAAACATTATTGTTTGCTATGTTAGCGTCATTTTACAAGCCAGACAATTCTATATTAGATGTAGGTTGTGGTAGAGCAGATTTATTAGGATTTTTATCTGAACAATTCCCTGCCGCTCCTATTAATTATAAAGGAATTGATTACAACCCAAATATCTTAAATATTGCATCTCAAAAATATCCAGGAGTAGCTGTTGAAGCTGTAGATTTATTATCTATAGACGGCGGGGCTGATTATGATTGGATAATGGGCTCGGGATTGTTCAACTTAAATGATAATTCTGATATGTCAGAATATACACAGCAGTGTATTGATAAGATGTATGAAAAATCTAAAATTGGAGTTGCATTCAATTTGAATATTGGCACTACTGAAGATGAAAATTCTATGTTAGTATCATGGAATGCATCTGATTGGTTAGGATTTTTAATGTCTAAATATGGTAAAGTAATTTGTAGAGCAGATTATTTAGATACCGATGTTACATTTTTCATTTTTAAATAAAAAACAATTATTATGATTTTACTTATTTTATCTATTGCTGCAGTTGCGTTTATTGTGTATAATTTATATACAACATATCAACTTAAAGCAGAAATTATTATTAAAAACGCAATCATTGCTTCACTACAAACTCAAGTAGAAGCTTTGTTAATTGCAAAGGCCGAGTTGATACAAAAACTAAAGGCAACTTCTAAGGAAGTAACTCAAAAAGAAAAACCTGCTGTCTTCTCAAAAAAGAAAGCAGTGGCTAAACCGACAAAAGTTTAGTACAATGTCAAAGTCTGCTCTTCCTTTCGAGCAAATGATACAAGATTTATTAAGTAAAGCAGCGTATGCAGATGCGCTGCGAGGCTTAGTAGATGATAAGTCTGCCGGATTACAATCCGCAGTAGATTCTATTTTATTAGAAGAAAGTTTATGTGCAGAATTTAATATTGAAGGTTATAACGATCATGATGTGAAAGTTAAAGTCTTAAACAAATTACAAATGTTACGTCATTTGTTACTAAAAAATTTAGTATCTGAGTCTAGTACAGAATATACTGTAGTAGCATTATGTATTAAGTTTGTTAATAATGGATACTCATTAACTAATGAATTAACAAAAACATTAAATTTAATACACAAAAAATATGTATAGTATCAAAGGTACGATTTTAGAATCATATTTGTCTAAATTATCTAGAATAGAGCTAGATAAATTATCTGAACACAACTCTATTAAAAATTCTATAGAGCGTCAATTCCAACTTAAAACGTTTTTTTCACATCCAACAATCTTTAATAAAGTAAAAGAGCATATTGATCCAATATGGCTATCTCACGATATATACCTTAAAGGAAAAGATTATGAATTTTAGTGATTATATCATTGACGAATCTGATTATGATTTTTTTATGAGTTTAGAAGCTGATGAAAAGTTATTATTTATTTATGATTTAATTTGTGATCAAGTATATGGCGTAGGTTCTACAGAAGAATTCAATTCAGATACAATTGAAAAAGATTCTGACAAAATGCAATCTGTTATTGATCAAATTCAAAATAAATTATTTTATATAATAGAATCTTCTATTAATGAAAAAGCTTTAGTTAATATGTTAATTATTAACAATAAAATTATATTAAATTCTAAATCATTAAATTTAATTGAAGATGCTGTCAAAGAATTATATACAAAAGGTTATTTATTATCTGAAATTCAATTAACGATTGCACAATCAGATTTATTTCATAAACAACGATATTGTAAAGTTTATAATATCATAGGTAAACTTCCACCATTAACATACAATTAAGTTATGTACCACTCAGGTAAAGAATTTGTAAGCTTCAATGATATTTTATATCAAGTAGTTCGAGCATATCCCGTAGAAAGAATTAAAGACGTTGATACTATTAAAAAATGGTTAGACGTCGACATTGCTTTGAAAAAAGAAAACATGATGTTCTTTTGTAAAGAAATACCTTCTATTGAATTTGAAGATGTGCTTGAAGAAATAGTTGAAGAATAATTTGGTTTTATCAAAAGGTTTAATTAAATTTATAGTATTAAAAAATAAAAAATAAAAAATGGTAAATATCGGTTATGCTTGTATTAATATGACTTTAGGTAAGAAAGGAATTCTTACCGGTCGAACTCTACGCAAAGCAACTTTAGACTCGAAAGGTATAGAGTATGCTTCAGAATTAGCTTTACAAAATGCAATAGATCTCGAAAAGATTTTAAAATGGAATGTCGACAATGGCATTTTCTTTTTTAGAATTTCCGGAGATATCTTTCCATGGGGTAACAAAGTAGGTGTAGATGCATTTCCAGATATTATTGAAATTAAAAAAGTATTGGCACGATGTGGTCAATATGCGATAGATAATAATATTCGTATTACGTCGCATCCAGGCCCATTTAATTTATTAGCATCTTCTAAAGAATCTGTTATTGTTAACACTATATTAGATTTAGAGATGCATGGCTTATTATTTGATTTTTTAGGTTTATCTAAAACTCCTTATAATAAGATTAATATACATGTAGGTGCTACTTATGGAGATAAGTATGCAGCTGCTGAAACATGGTGTAAAAACTTTCATAGATTATCCGAGGCAGTTCGTAGCCGTTTAACTATTGAAAACGATGATAAAGCATCTATGTATTCAGTAAAAGATTTATATGAATTAATTCATAGACACACAAAAGTGCCTATTGTTTTTGATTATCATCATCATACATTTAATGATGGCGGTCAGTCTGAACAAGAGGCTTTACAATTAGCAATATCTACTTGGGGCGACTGTAAGCCGGTCGTTCATTATTCTGAGTCGAAATCGTTACACGAATCTAATGACAAGCTTAATCCTAGAGCGCATTCAGATTACGTTATTAACTATATAGATACTCATGGATTTGATATTGATATAATGATAGAAGCCAAAGCGAAAGAATTGGCTGTTTTAAATTATCGAAAAATTCTTTCAAAAAATTAACTGTTTTAAAAACAGTTACATAATTATATTTTCTTTATTAATATTAATAATATAATATTTATTATTATAATACTATTAAAGAATTATTAATAACAATAAAAATATATATTGCCATGCGATACAAAGAAAGCACATTAAGTAAATTAGAGGCACAGTCAATGAAACTAAAAACTCTTCAACGCGCCATTGAAAATGCAGATATGTCTGCAAAAGAGGCTATTTTATTTATTAACCAAATTATATCTGAAATTGATAATGTGGTTGAACGATTGGGATTAGAGCCAAATGAATAAAACCTTACTAAAAATATTAGTAGGAATTATTGCATTAGCTTTAGCTGCATGCGCGGCGTTTTTTTCAATAGTAGGTCTATCGAAATTATTTGCTGGCGCGTTTGCGGCTGTAGTATTTATGGCTTCGACATTAGAAGCTTCTAAATTAGTTATTGCTTCATTCCTTTATCGTACTTGGTCTACTGTAAATAAAGTTTTAAGGGCATATTTAATAGCAGCAATTGCTATAATTGCATTAATTACTTCTATAGGTATATACGGATTCTTGTCAGGCGCATATCAAAACACAAAATCAAAATATGATTTATCTATTTCACAGAATGATAGTATATCAATTAAAAAATCATATTTTGATAATAATCTAACTTCGTATAAAACTCAGTTAGAGATTAAAACAACTCAACTAACCAATTTATCTAATATTAGAAATTCTCAAGAGTCTAGAGCAACACAATTAGTTACTTTAAATAAAAGTTCTAGATCTGCAGACAGGAGTGCTAATAAAACTGATATATCTATTACTCAGTTAAATAAAGATATTAATATTTTAAATGATAGTATTGTTAAATTTTCATTAGAATCATCTAGATTGAAATTACAATCTACTCAAGCAAATTTGCAAAGTGATGTTGCTTCAGAGTTAGGTTCACTTACTTATATATCAAAAGTTTCAGGAATTAGAATGGACACTGTTGTAAATATTTTAATTATATTATTCATGATTGTATTTGATCCATTAGCAATTTGTATGGTATTAGCATTTAATTATTTGAATGAAAATAAAGACGAACAGAAACAAGTAATTATTAATATTATGAAATCCGATGAAGAATTAGGATTATATAATACTACAGACAATATTATTGAAGAAGAACTTGAAGAAATAGTAAGTGATATTCAATTAGAAACACCCCAAGAACCAATCGAAACAATCCCATTGGATACTATACCACAAGAAGAAGAGGCTCATGTAGTACCACCAGTTAATGCTAGGCAATTAGAAAAACAAAAAAAATTATCTCAACAATATGGCAGTGGTGTTAAAATATATTAATAATTAAATAAATAAGTTATGGCAAAGCAAGTTAAAGAAATCAGTAAACTAAAATGGAAATCTAAAACAGATAAATCAGGACAAAGAATTATGATTTGTCAAAATTCACAACCAGGCGGAAGATGGTGGAAAAAGAATTTATGTAATGAATGGGTAATTGTATCTGAAAAAGCAACTGCTGTATTATGTCATCGATGTGTTAATCAAGTAGTTGAACCGCCTGTTGAAAGAGGAAGTACAATTAAATCTGATCGACCAAAAGGTTGGAAATTTATGAGATTATTTGTTGCAGCTGATGGTACTGTTTTTCATAAAGGCGTTGAGCAAACAGATTTAAAAGGTACTTTACCCATAACAGTTATTGCTCCAAAAGTAGAAAAAGTAAAAATGTCACTTCAAGAAAAACAAGATGCTATTATAGCTCTTGGAAAAGAAATCAAACATCTTAAATCAGAACTAATTGTAGAGACTAGAAAAGGTAAACGCTCAGAGTTAGCTAGAAACTTAACAAAAGCATCTCGTCAATTAAATAAATTAATGTAAAGAATCTTTCAAAAGAAATCCTTATATTAATTGAAATTAAAAATCACTATGATAAAAAATATACGTATGGACACTATTTATGATGAGCCATTGAAACCACAAAAGAAAAAGGATTTATTAGAAGATATTAAAGAAGATTCTATATTTAATGAAATAGATTATGGTCTTAATATTAATGACTCAATAATTTATTTACATGGTGATATAATGTTAGGTAATTTATTTGACTTAATTTCCAAAGTAAGAATTGTACTAGATAACCGACCTGAAGAAAACGCTGAAGATCCTATTAATTTAATGATTAACTCTAATGGAGGAGATGTGTATGAAGCTTTAGGAATGATTGATTATATTGAATCCTTGGCCGTACCAGTTAATATTATTGCTAGAGGAAGAGCAATGTCAGCAGCCGCAATGATTTTAGCATGTGGCACTGGAAAAAGAGTAGCATCTAAATTAACAACTATTATGCTTCATGAAGCTTCAGCTGAAATATTTGGTAAGTCAGCTGATATCAAAGCAAATGCTGACCATATAGATGGTTTAGAAAATGATTTTTATACTATGATGGCAGCTAAAACTACACAAACTGAAGAGTTTTGGAGAAATGCATGCAGAAAAGATTTTTATATATCCGCAGCAAAGGCAAAAGAATTAGGAGTAATTGACGAAATCATTTAATAAAAACAAGTTATGAAAATAGAAGATGTCGACAAGCAATGGGACTTATTGATGAATACGATAAGCGATTATATTTCAAGTCCAAGAAAAGAAAAACTTATTATAATGTATGAAGGATTAGCAGAAAAGATTTGTACTGCACCCGCATCATCACATTCAACAAGACATAATTGTTTTCCCGGCGGTTATATTGATCACGTAAATAGAGTCGTAAAATGTTCTTTAAAATTATATGATACATGGGACGCAGCAGGAGCTAATACTGGAAATTTTACTAAAGAGGAATTAGTATTTGCAGCAATAAATCATGATTTAGGTAAAATTGGAAATGCTAAAGAAGATTATTATATTCCAAATGATTCAGATTGGCACGTTAAAAGAGGACAGATTTACAAAATTAATGGTAAACTAACCTTCATGAAGGTTCCAGATAGAAGTGTATTTTTACTTCAAGAATATGGAATAGATGTTTCAGAAAATGAATATTTAGCAATTAAATTACATGATGGTTTATACTCTAAAGGCAATGAATCTTACTTGATGGGAGGATCTCCAGAGTTTTCACTTAATTGTGATATGCCTATTTTATTACATCACGCTGATCATTTAGCTACTGTAATTGAAGGATACCAAAACCATTCAACCCCTGTAGTAAATAGTATTGCTACTTCAAAAGTTAAATCAAAATTAACAACTGTCAATAATCCTATAGCAGATGAAAATCTAAAATCGGCATTTGACGCAATATTTGGATAATATGTATATAGTAGTAACAGTATTAATTATAATAATAGCTATTCTGATATATGGTTGTTTTAATTTACTTAAGCAAGTAGAAAAACTAGAATCAGGAGTAGTAACAATAGCAGATGAATATCAAATAATATTTGATGAAATAAGAGAAAAGGTATTACAAACTGAAATTCGTTTAAAGGAAATAGATATTAAAGGCTCTTTTGAAGCAGACGACGAAGTAGGTTTTGTATTTAAAGAAATTGTAACATTACATACAGAATTAAATCAAACAGTACAATCATATTATGACGGAGGAAATTAAAGAATTGCTGATAATAGATGTACCTATTACAATAGAGGTTATAGAACCTAAAACTAGGGGACGAAAGCCTAAAAATAAACAATACTTTACAAAAGAAACTGAAAATGCAATATTATTGTATAATTCATTAGATAATGTATATGAACGTAATCGATTATATGAAGCTGAAATTAAATATCCATTTGATAAATTAGTTGAAAATATAATTCATACGTTTAAGTTTTATCATTTTGATGTTCCTTATGAAGATGTTAAACATGAAACAGTTGCATTTCTAAATGAAAAAATTCATAAGTATGTTGATCCAAATAAAGGAAAAGCATTTTCTTATTTTTCAATTATAGCTAAAAATTATTTGATTATTCATAATAATTCTAATTATAATAAATTTAAAAATACAGAACCAACTGAAGCAATAGATGATGCTAGAAATATTATCAATGAAGTGCTTAGGGAAGAAGAAGTAGCTGAAAAGAAAGAATTCATGGATTTGTTTGTTGATTATATTGATACTAATTTAACAGTATTATTTAAAAAACAAGCAGATATTTGTGTAGCAGATTCAGTTTTAGAATTATTTCGAAATAGAGTTAATATTGAAAATTTCAATAAGAAAGCTCTTTATATACTAATTAGAGATCGTACCGGAGTGAAAACCCAATATATCACTCGAGTTGTAAATGCACTAAAAAATGCATATATTGAAATGTATTACAACTATAAACATACCGGAAATGCAACTTTAAACTTATCTAAATTTAAAAAGTCAGAATTCCTAGAATAAGATATTTATTATAAAGGATATTATGGAATTCGATATTGAAATATTCAAAGGTAAGTCATTTTCTGATTTAATGAAAGACATTTATTCTAACAGTTCTAAAAAGGATCGTCAGATAAATATGTTAATTGGTGAATTGAGACCGTTGATACAAAATGTAGGTGATGCCACTGTTATAGTGCCACTAATCAAAGAATACTTAGAAGTAGGAGTCAAAAATGATGACCATTTAGTAAAGCTAGCCGCTATTGTACAGCGGTTAGTTTCTACAAACAATAGGGTACAATCTGATACTGGAAACTCTTGGATGCTTTCTGAAGAAGAAAAGAAACAGTTAATGGGTGAGTTAGATGAGATTACTGGAGCTAGCAAAGAGATCAACGTTAAAGTAGTTGAATTAGCAAACCAACAATCTCAACTTGACAAAATGGATAATGAGATTAATGATATTATAGACGGTTTAGTATAATATGGCAGATCAAATAACACCAGCAGAAGTTTTAGAAGTCATTTATGAAGATACCAATCCTAATTTAGTATATGGTTTAAAAGTAAAAGAATTTGGCCCAACGCCATCTGGCGATTCAACTTCTACAGCAGCTATTACTGCAAAACCATTAAATACATCATATATACGAGTACCATTAGTAGGAGAAGTAGTATTGCTTTTAAAAGCACCTAGCTCATATGCATCTGCGATTCGAAACACTACAGATACTTATTATATAGATATTGTAAGTTTACAGTCTAGTATACATCATAATGGATTGCCGACTACATCAGCTAAAGAAGTAACCACAGCAGCAACATCGGGCAATTCTTCAAAATATAATGAAGCTGCATCTGGCAATGTACAAAAACCATCACAGCCTAAATTAGATCCTAATTTTACTGAAAATCCATCAGTTAAACCTTTACAGCCATATATAGGAGATGTATTAATTTCCGGAAGATATGGAAACTCATTACGATTTACTACAACACCTAAGTCAGGCAAATTTACGGTACCTGCTAAATGGAGCAAAGGAGACCCAGCAGCTCCAATAACTATTTTTAGAAATAGTAAACAAACCGGCGGTAGTGGAAAAATTAATAATTTTGTTACTGAAGATTTTAAAAAGGATGACAATTTAATTGTTATGGCATCAGGCCAATTAATTGAATTTGAAAACTCATCTAAAGTATTAACTAGTAGTTCTAAATACGGGCTGAATTCTTGGCAAAGTGAAAATTGGGGAAAGACACCACAAACATTAATTACTTCAGGTAGAATTATTTTTAATAGTACACAAAAAGAAATAATGGCATTTGCAAAAAATGGCATTGGGCTTTCTTCAGAAACATCAATTACTATAGATGCTAAAAATATAGTATCTGTTAATGCTAAAAAAATGGAATTAGGTACAGGTTCTGAAGAACCTCTAATTTTAGGAAAAAAGTGGCAAAAGTGGATGGAAGATTTAATTGATGCTATTGGAAATTTAACTGATATATCTCCTGTAGGTCCATGTAAACCTACTAAAGTAGACCCACAATGGGGTAAGATAGCTGCATTGAAAGGTCAAATACCTACTTTATTAAGTGATGTATCATTTACTAAAAAATCATAAAAATACTAGTAAATTAGTATTGTAAATATTTATTAAAAAGAATAATATATGAATTCAAAAGATTTTATACAAGTTTTACGAAAAGTAATAAGAGAAGAAGTTCAGACAGCAGTTCGTACTGAACTAGGTAATATTGGTTCAATGATAACAGAACAAAAAAAATCAGAACAAAAAAATCCTATATATAAAAATCAACAAATTACGTCAAACTATACTCCTGTAAGGAAACAAACAACGCCTGTTAAAAGACAATTAACTACTAATCCAACACTTAATGATATTTTAAATGAAACAAGTGGATTTAATTCTGAAGGGCCAATGTCAATAATAAATGAAAGTATCGATTATAGTGGAGACTTTGATGAATGGCCAACAATGCAAATGAATGGAATAACAGGCCATAGCATTGCAAATACTATACCAAAAGTTGATACTGAAGGAAGATATGTAGATGTGAGTAAATTACCTGAAGCTGTAGTTCAAAATTTAACTAAAGACTATTCAGCTTTAATGAAAGCAATAGATAAGAAAAAAGGTAACTAATGTCATACGAAAAAAGATTTAAAGTAGCTGATTTACAGCCTGATATTGCTATTGGAATTAAATTGCCAATGGTTGCAAAGAATGGTCGGCTATTTGAACAATCATATTCAACTGATGAACAAGCTATTTCAAATTTACATAATTTACTTCTTACTAGTAAAGGAGAAAGAATAATGCAACCTGAATTTGGGACAGATATTTTAAATTATATATTTGAGCAAAATGATGTAAATTTACATGATAAAATAGGAACTGCAATTGAATCTTCTATTAGATTTTGGCTACCATATATTAATGTTACTGAACTTGTAGTTACACGCGTTTCAGTAAATTCTAATAAAATTAGTGATTCTGAACATGGAGTTACGGTATCTTTAAAAGTTATTATTAATCAAGCTAAATCAGCAATACCAGTTACATTATTAGCAACACAAAATTCAATTGAATTATTATAACATATGACACAGACTAAAAAAGATATTAAATACTTAAATAAAGATTTTGGGCAATTCAGAGCAAATTTAATTGAATTTGCAAAAAATTACTTTCCATCTACTTATAATGATTTCAATGAAACGTCTCCTGGTATGATGTTTATAGAAATGGCGTCATATGTCGGGGACGTATTATCATATTATACTGATAATCAATTAAAAGAATCTTTATTAGAATTTGCTGGTAATAGACCTAATGTTTTAGCATTAGCAACTACAGTAGGATATAAAACTAAAAACACAATTCCAGCAACGGTTATGTTAGATGTATTTCAATTAATACCTGCCAAATCTGGTACAAATGGAAAAGAACCAGATTATTCTTATGCAATAACTATCCAAGAAAATATGATAGTTCGAGATGATACATCTAATGCAGAATTTAGAACATTAAGTTTAGTTAATTTTAATATTAATAGTAAATCTGATCCAACAGATGTTAGTATATATCAAGTAACTAACACTGATAATTCCGCGGAATATTATTTATTAAAAAAACAAGTAAAGGCCATGGCCGGCAAAATTAATACACGTACGTTTAATTTTGGAAATGCTAAACGATTTGATAAAATACTAATAGATGATACAGATATTATTGATGTAGTATCAATAACAGACTCAGACTTAAATAATTGGACTGAAGTTCCTTATTTAGCACAGGATGTTGTATTCGAGACGATATCAAATACAGTACAAAATGACCCAGAGTTATCACAATATAATGAAGTTCCGTATTTATTAAAATTAAAGAAAACTGCTAAACGGTTCATAACTAAATTTAAATCAGATAAAAATTTAGAAATTCAATTCGGTCCAGGTATATCAGATAATGACGATGAAGAAATAATTCCAAATCCTGATAATGTTGGATCTAGCTTAAATGGATTACAAATTCAATTTGATCATCCTATTGATCCGTCTAATTTTATGTACACTAAAACATATGGATTAGCTCCTTCAAACACTACCTTAACAGTAAAATATACAACAGGTGGTGGTATAGCATCTAATGTATCTAGTTATTCATTATCAAATATAGCAGAGGTCAATTATAATATAGACGACTTTTTATTAGATAAAACATTATTAAATAAAGTAAAAGCATCTGTAGCATGTACAAATCCATTACCAGCAATGGGAGGAAAAAGTGAAGAAACAATAGAAGAAATTAGACAAAATGCAATGTCGACATTTGCAACACAACAGCGTGCCGTAACTGCACAAGATTATATTATCAGAGCATACTCATTACCATCTAAATTTGGTTCTGTAGCAAAAGCATATGTAATTCAAGACCAACAAATTAATCCTAATAATGGTCAAGAAATGATACCGAATCCATTAGCAATTAATTTATATACATTAGGATATGATGCAAATGGAAATTTTACTTCATTGAATCCTGCAATAAAAGAAAACTTAAAAACATATATTAATATGTATAGAATTCTCACTGATGCAGTAAATATAAAAAATGCTTCTATTATTAATATAGGAATTAAATTTGAAATTATAACTTTACCTGAATATAATTCAAATGAAATTGTTTTAAAATGTATAGACAAATTAAAAACTATTTTTGATAGTAGAGTATGGCAAATTAATCAGCCAATTGTATTATCAAAAATATATACTGAATTAGATAGAATTGAAGGAGTTCAATCAGTAACTTCAGTGAAAGTATCTAATTTATATGAAACATCTGACGGGTATTCTGGTAATGTATATGATATTGAAGCTGCAACAAAAGCAAATGTTATTTATCCTTCATTAGACCCTAGTATATTTGAAATTAAATTTCTAAACAAAGACATAGTTGGTAAAGTTGTGTCACTTTAAAATAAATTAATATGATTTGGTCAACACCTGCAATACAAGACACTACAATATTTGAATCTGATCCTTATCGAAATTCCGGTTTGGACCAAGTTTTAGAACTTATAAAAGAGGGAGATTCGTCAACATTAGATTTAACAGAATCTAGAATATTAATTAAATTTAATTTAGATGATTTAGATACAGTATTAACTGAAAATAATATACCAATTAATAGTATATCTGCAAGTTTAAAATTATATACTGTCCAAGAATTTGAACTACCGCAAATATATACTATACAAGCTAAAGCATTAGCAGTTGATTGGAAAAATGGAACGGGATTAAATGAATTACCGGGTGGCACTCAATCTAACACTTCTATTACTGACGGCGCCACATGGAATTCAACGGCGGGTTCCGGGTCAATTACATGGGAATCTGTATCTATAGATGGTACTGATAATGAATATAATAATGAATCTGGCGGTGGAGTATGGTATACCGCATCAATTGCATCTCAATCGTTTAGTTTTAAATCAAATGATTATATAAATTTAGATGTTACTAGTATAGTAAAAAATTGGAAAACTAATGTATATGATAACAATGGTTTAGCAGTGTCATTTAAACATGCTGAAATTACTGCATCAAATTATCCTTATACATCAATTCAATTATATTCATCAGATACGCATACAGTATATGAACCTCAATTATATATTAGTTGGACAGGCAGTATAACTTATAATACTGGTTCTGTAACCGCATTAACATATGAAGATGAGCCAATTATGTATGTAAGGTCATTTAGAGGTGAATATTTAACAAATACTAAAGCTAGAATCTTAATTGGTACTAGACCAAAATATCCAAGACCTGCATTTACTCAAAATTCTACTTTTGCAGTACAAAAAGCTTTACCGAAAGAATCTTATTATCAAATAAAAGATGCTCATAATAATAATATTATTATACCATATAACAATGCTACTAAAATTAATACAAATACTTCCGGAAGTTATTTTGATTTTTATACTACAATGTTATATCCAGAGAGATATTATAAATTTGAAGTAAAAGCTATATTTGATGGCATTACGGAATATTTCAATGCTAATGAATTTATTTTTAAAATTACTAAATAATGGCAATATACGAATTACATGAATTTGACAGCGAAAAAATCTTTACAGAAGAAATTGATGCTTTTAAAGTAACTCAATTTCATAATATTCCTTTTGAAACTAATTCAAAAGGAACTACTATTATTGACAAAAATAAAGATTTAACTAATTCAAGAAATTTCATAAACTTAAATACAGTTAAAATATCACAAATTAAGTTTGATCAAATTATTGATATAAATTTTAAAGAATTTACTGCAGTTGAAGCTAATTTAATACCCGGATTACATGATGAAATTGCTACATTACAATCAAGTAAAAGTGAATTATTAGCTGATATTCAAGCTGACGCTGCAAAAATTAATACATTACAATCTCAAATTAAATCATTAGAAACACAATTAAATTTATCAAATACAGGTTCTCCTGAAGCAGTTGATACTGAAAATAAAATAGTAGATTTAATCAAAGTTGGAAAACGATTTGATTTATATTCGTCATATGATATATCACCTTCTGACGATTTTCAAAACACTAACAAGTTGCTATCCAAAGATAGAAAGGCAGTTGGAATATTAGAATACGACGGCTATTTTAGAATCTATGTAGGTAAATTTGACATATATGGCAACCCAATTAAAGGAGCAAAAATCAAAAAAATATATGAAGTAGGCGATGCGACTATGATGCAAGAATCTATTGCAAAATATGGAACGCCTTTAAGGTTTGGAATGAAAATCAATCCAGGTACATTAAGAGAAGGTATGACACCTGAAACTCAATATTACCTTGATAATCCTGATGTAGCAGCAGATAAAGTATATGGAAAAATAGGCACTAAATCTGCAAAAGACCATTGGACAGATATTGGTAGAGTTGAATATGAACAAGGATTACGAAGTCGTGCATTTCCAATTGAAGGTGATGGCCAATTAGAAATATATGCAGTATATGCTAATAAGTGGTTACCTCAATCAATTATAGATGTTAGAGAAAACGCACCGGCATGGGCAACAAATATTATTAAGTTAGTTAATGATAAATTGAAAAAAGCTATAGCAGATGATTTTGCTGCAACAACTGTAGTAGTTAATGCAACTAAATCAATTGTAACTGGAGGATATTGGAAACGTACATGGTTTCACACGGATTGGGTTGTAGAATATGGAAAAGCACCAAATCTTACTGATGCTGAAAAAATAACTAAATGGACAGAATATACAATAAGAAAAAATAATTATATAAAAACATTTTATACTGATATTAATAATATAATTGATTTTCTTGAAACTCATTATGCAATGCAGTTTACATCAAATAATAAACCAGGCGATATAAATCAAAATATTGTAAAAGGTAAAGCTTGGTCAGACTCTAAAATTGATAAAGTTAATTCAGACATAAAAACTTATATAACAGATTCATATAATGCAACATATGCGGACGTTTCTAAAACAAAAATAATTAAAACAAATAGTCAAAGGAACATTAATCAGTTTCGTCAAGATTATATAACTGATAAAATAACAGTGCCTTTGTATTCTCCTGCTGAAATTGCAGCAAGATGGAAGACTTTTGATCAAATGAAAGAAAATAAAATTACTGCATTTGTATTAGAGGCTACTGAAATTATTAATACATTAAATACTATATATAATGTACAGCATAATATACCTGACTTAGATAATATAAATGCAGGTTATTTTAGCACAATACCAAATAGACAATTAGTTCCTAGCATTTCTAAATTAAAAATTGAAAATGAAAAAGTATATGAAAGCGATGGCACATTATACGGTTCATGGAACCCGTCATTTCCATTAATTAACAAAAACAGTGATAAAGTAATGCAATCACAAGACATTGTATTTAGCTCTGGACTTAATTCAACAGGATGGCTAGCAGAAGCAGTTTTAGATAATGATGGAATTTTAGTATTAAATTCATCTCTCGGACAAGAAATATGGTCTACTAAAGTATAATAATATCTACCTACAATATCAAACTTTGATATTTATATTAAAGACCGATATACCAAATGCTAACAGTTTACAAAAATCAAGAAGAACTTTTAAAAGCAACTAGTACTCAATTAGTAACTAGATTAGAAACTGTTGATCAAGATCTATTAGATGTAAGGCATTTTGCAGTTACATTTAAAGAATCGCAGCGACCTGATTTAGAAATGCATGTATATACTCCTGACGGCGTATATTTAACAGGTAATCATAACACTTTATATTCTATTGAAAATAATGATACTACTTCACAAAAAGTAGCACATCAACATATATCAATTAATACCGTAAAGGAATTAGAAACAGTAGGAATTTCTAGGGGTCAATATAGATTAGTTTATAATTTATTTGATAATGTATTAGGGTCATTTGATACTCAAAAAGCTTTTATAAAAGAAATATCTCCTTCAAGGCAAGAATTGAGAATTCATTTAGCAGATTATGAAAATGATAGTTTAGTTAAACAATTATTTGATTTAAGAACTCGATGGGAAAATTTATCAAATAACGATATATTTGATTCTTTTGTTTTAAATTTTGGATTTAATGAAACATATCAAATAGTTAATGCAAAATTTAAAGTTAATGAAGTAGCGACACCTGAATTAATTATTAAGTTATATGAACCGTTACCTAGCAAATATGTAGAAAAAACTAAAGTTTGGATTTCTGAAGAAATTATAATACCGCAAGTTGAGTCAATATCAGTAATACCTCAACATATATCAGATTCCGTTAATAATTTAGCAGCTCCAAATTTTGATTTAGAATATACAGATGGCGCATCTATTGCAACAGATTTTAAATCATGGAACGATTTATTAGCAACTAACGTATCTACATCACAACAATTAATTGATACATATTTTTCAGGCAGTTTATCTGGAATAAAATTAAATATTAATTACAGAGATTTTAATAATTTTGTACAATATAGTTCAGCTACTGAAAGAGTTAAAAATTTCAAATATAAATTAAAATTAATTGAACATTTTACTTCACAATTAGATATAATTACTAATGCACCTACATCAACTATTTTAGATAATAATTTATTTGATTTACAAACTAAAAGAAATAGGGTAGTAAGTGGTTTTGACGATTTTGAAAAATATTTATTTTTTAGTACGACTGGAAGTATATTATATACACATGTTGATAACACGACAGGATCTATAGAGCCATGGCCAAAACAAACCAATACACAATCTACATGGCAAGAATTACATCAACAATGGCAAAATACTGATATATTATATAATAATGTATATTTTACTAATTGTTATTCTACAACGTCAACTGCGGGAACTATATATTATGAAAATTTAATAGAGTTAGCAGATACTTATGATAAGTATAATGTACATCAATTACAAAATACTATACCAGCACATATTCAAAATTCCGCGGACGGAGATCAATTTTTATTATTTGTAAATATGATAGCTCAACATTTTGACATCATATGGACATATATTAATAATTTAACTTCTACTAAAATGAGAGAAGAACATCCTAAAGATGGTATGCCTGATGATTTATTATATCACGTGGCATCATCAATGGGTTTCAATCTTTTAAATGGTAACTCAAGTTCCGATTTATGGAAATATGCTTTAGGAGTAGATAATGCCGGAAATACTATACAAGATGCGTCTGTAACAGGAATTACTTCTTTATCTCATGAAAGCACTACGAAAGAAATTTGGAGACGAATTGTAAATAATTTACCATATATTTTAAAATCTAAAGGTACCTCTAGATCAATAAAAGCTTTATTGACTTGTTTCGGTATACCTTCGACTGTATTAACCATTAAGGAATATGGCGGACCTTCTACATTTACAGACGCCGATCATTTTCCAGAATATGTACATGATGTATATCACAAAGCATGGAATGTAAATGGATTTACTACATTAGATATATCTAATAATGCATTAGACAATGGCACTGGAACATTAGTGAACCCAAATACATTAGAATTTAGATTTAAAACTGATAATAATTATACATATGAATATGGTACTAATTATACAATATTTACTGATACTGACAGTATTAAATTATACTTAGCAAGAGAAAATAATTATAATAATTTAGGTAAATTAATTTATGATGACGATTATGGTAATGTAATTACAGTTGGTAATTTAGAAATATTTGATAATAGTTGGCATTTAATAACAATAGATCAAAATCAAACTTCAGGAAACACAACTTTAAAAGCAACAAAATCATTATACGGAAAAAGAATTTATATAAATTCAGGTTCAATTAATAATATACCAGCGCCGTTATTCAATTCTGGATATCTATTATCATTTGGACAGTCTTTTAATATTAATAATCCTAGTTTTAAAGGTCATATTGAAGAAATTAGATTATGGTCTGGTTCATTAAGTGATCTTACACTTGAAGAGCATGCTGCATCTCCAAATACATATACATATAACAATGACGTAAATGCATTGGTAACAGGCGATGAAGCAGACGCACCTTTTAGACATTTATTACAACGATTTCCATTATCTGATTCTAATATAAAAGATGTAAATTATTTTTATTCTGCTCATCCAAACCAAACTATAAACATAAGTGGTTCAGGAGCATATCTTTATGTAAGTTCACCTAACAATTTTGTACTTGAAGGATTTGAAGAAACGTATTATACTCCATCTCCTTCATTGGGAGGTTCAAGTTTATATACAAACAAAGTAAGAATTGAATCATCTAGTTTAGATGTAAATAAAAGATTGAATACTCAAACGAGAATTGAAAAATCTTCTTTTGATAGATATTCATTGGATTCTAATAGATTAGGCGTTTATTTTTCACCTCAAACTCAAATTAACAATGATATATTTAATCAATTAGGTTATTTTGAAATTGATGATTATATTGGTAACCCGGGAGATTTATACAATGAACATTATACAGAATTAACTAATTTTGCAATTCAATATTGGAAAAAATATGAAAATAGAAATGATTTTGAAGCGTATTTCCGTGCTTTAGAAATTTATGATTTTACATTATTCAAATATATAAAGAAATTATTACCGCAAAGAACTAATGCTGTTTTAGGATTAGTAGTAGAGCCTAACGTATTAGAACGAAGTAGAGTTAGATTAAATAGAAAACCTACAATTGAAGATTTAACACATGAGACTGTTATAGCTCAATTTGATCTTTCATTATATGCAGATACAGACGACATTAACGCAGTAGTAGATGACTCTATAATTACACCTAATTTTGATTATGATGATGATAAACTAGGTTCATTTAATGGAATAATTATAGATCCAGACATAACTTATGATGATGATAAACAAGCAACTTTAGAATTTGTACAAATAGATACTAAATTTGATTATGATGATGAAAAGTTAGGTGCCGTAGCAGGAATAAATTTAACACCTTTTATAGACTATGATGATGAAAAATTAGGCATAATGCCTGAGATAGAATTATTACCATATATGGATTTAGATGTTGATAAATTAGGATTATTAGAAAGTACTAATCCAATATTAACTACATCTACAGTTATTAAATCTGCTGATGGTAACATAATAAGAATAATGAATTCTTCAGGTATAGTATCTAATATACCAAAAAGTACAATATCAACTAATATAGATAATATAAACAAACTAGGAACTACCTGGGTACAAAACAGATTTATTGGTATTAATAAATTAAAGGAATCTGGATCATATACTCCAGTTACAAAATTAATAGCCAAATCGCGATTATCTACATATCAATATACGTCAAATTATTTTTATAGTACTGCTGCATCCGCATCATTACAATTGCCTTATTCACAAAGTTATTCATTAGCAGAAGTACAACAGGTACGAAGTGATGGCTGGAGAAATTCAAGATATAATGGATGTAAATTAACAGCTGATGCCGTAAATATAAATTCAAAACAAACTATAGATGGCGGTCCAGTAGTAAAAGTTATTAAAGTTAATCCAAATCAAATTATATTTGCTAGCGGACAATGGACAACAATTGATGAAAATAATACCGGTATTAAAAAACGAACAATTTAAAATAAAAACTTAGATTTTTAAAAATTACATATTTATTTAAAAGAAATTATATTATGGGATATTTAAACAACAGTACAATCACTGTCGACGCAATTTTAACAAAAAAGGGTAGAGAATTGTTAGCTCGCGGTAAAGACGAATTTAAAATTACTCAATTTGCATTAGCTGATGATGAGATTGATTATGATTTGTGGAATCCTGCACATCCATTAGGAACTAGTTATTATGGAATTATTATTGAAAATATGCCTTTAGTAGAAGCAACTGCTGATGAGTCTAATATTATGCGATATAAATTAGTAACATTACCAAAGAAAACTGCAAGAATACCAGTTATTTCTGTATCACAAACATCAGCAACATTAACTGCACCAGGCCAAGTATTTACAATTACTCCAACTACAACTAACTTTACTTCAGGCAATGCAACTCTAGGATATACGGCTATTTTATCAAATTCAGATGCATGTTCATTACAAGTAATGAGTCCTGTAATGGCAGGTGTTAGCCCAACAGTTCCTAGATTTATTGGCGATGCTGAAGCAGCAACTTCAATATCAGCAGTTGGATTTAGTTTCAACGTAATTGCAAAACAACAATTAGTTTCGGATGTAACTGCTACTATAACTATCATTGGAAATGAGACGGGTGGTAGAACTACTGTTACTGTAACAGTTAAGAAAACATCATTAGCAACATCAACAGGTACTCCAATAACTAATGCTAGAGGATAATAATTTAATAAAATAAATAATAATATATGGCATCAGGAACTTCAGTTGCATCTTTAACTGGTACAGCGATTCAAGTACAAGGCGATCCAAATGTATATTTATATACTGGAGGGAAACGCTATGTTTATCGATCACAGAAATCTTATATCGATTGGGGATCACCTAAAATTACTTTAGTATCTAAATCAGGATTAAACTCTATTCCAGAAGGAGGTTATATATCAGAAGGTAAAAATTTAGTTCCATTATCAAATCCAGCAGAGGTACAACAAAAAGCACTTCAATTAGCTAATCAAATAATAGCTAATCAAAATGCTAATCGTATGATGGCAGCTAGTGGTAGGGTATTTACCACATTTGATACATATTCTGATATTTTAGAAAATCAACAAGTGCAAGTTACAGCAGGATTGTTTAGTAGCAATGCAGCTACTATGTCAGTAATATTTACATCTTCATTACAATCAACAACATCTAAACAATATTATTATGAATCTTGGAATGGGATTGCAGTAAATTCAGAACCACAATTTTCAGTAGCGTATGGCCATAGAAAAGGTTCGGGTTCATCAGCAGCAGGAACTGTAAATGATTCGCCTTCTAGAGCAATATATTCTCAATATAGATTGTTATTATTAAACCCTGGGGACACAGCATTTACTTTCAAAGATGGTACATCATCGGATTCAATATATGCAATCAATTATAATAGGGCAAGATTAAAAGATAGATTAGATCCAGGTAACTGGCAAATGACTTTATCTCAATTATCCGGGTCTTTTGTTCCAAACAATGTACATACAGGGTCTAACGTTAGATTAATATCAGGTTCAGGAGTAAACCCTTCATATATAACATTAATAGATGATTCAGGAGATTTATATAATTTAGGAACTGCAGGCTCAGAAAATGTATATAATATAGTATCAGGTTCATTAACAGACGGAATTTATAATTCAAATGCACCTAAATATTACGGATTATTATATCCAGCATTCGGAATAGCAATTCTTAATGACAATGTGTTAAATCAATCAGCATCATTTAATACTGTAACAGGTTCAAATATAGCAGGTGATAATGCATGGAAATTATTAACATCAATTTCAGGAGCATTTGCTGCAAACGCAAATTTTGCAATGCAAGCCAGAAATGTAGAAACTATTACATCAACTCATTATTTTGTGCGAGTAAAAAACGCAGAATATAATTTCTCAAATAATCCAACATTTACTACCGGCTCAGTTGGAGAATTCGCTCAAGCAACATTTATTGGAGATCCTAGAACATATATAACAACAATTGGTATGTATAATAATAGACAAGAGTTATTAGCAGTAGCAAAATTATCGCAGCCAATTCAAAAATCATTTTCAATCGAAACTTTAATCAAAGTTAAATTAGATTTCTAATATTAAATAAATAAATATCAATATGGCACTATTCAGAATTCCAGGAACTAGACTGTCTATAGGTTCATCAAGTCCAAGGCCAGTACCTAGACCTGCGGCACCAATGGCATCACCTGTACGACCAACTAATACACTTACGGGATCACCACTATTTCCTAATAGTCCAAGACCACTTGCAATTCCGTTACAAGATATCTCTGTTACACCTAAGCCAACACCATCCAATCCAACACCAACGCCGATTCCAGTTACAACAACACAAATTAATTCAGAAATTCAGGCACAAGCTACTACATTAGCAACTGAAATGGTTAATCAAATTGTAACTCAAGCACGGCTTACTGATACAGGAAGAGTATTTACTAGATTTGAACCAGTAAATGATATAGTTGAAAATCAAAAAGTATTTTTAACAACAGGTTTATTTTCTAACACACTCAATGGAGTGTCTGTTAATGCCGCTACTATGTCTGCATTATTTACTTCTTCATTACAAAATGTATCAAGTAAACAATACTATTATGAAACTTGGAATAAAAATCCTACGACGTCAGAAAGTGCAGAACCACAATTTTCAGTAGCTTACGGACACAGAAGAGGTTCAGGTTCATCAGCATCCGGAACTATAAATGATTCGCCTTCTAGAGCAATATATTCTCAATATAGATTATTATTATTAAACCCAGAAGATACTCAATTTACTTTCAAAGACGGTACATCATCAGATTCAATATACGCAATTAATTTCAATAGATCTAGGATGTTAGACAAAGTTGATCCAGGTAACTGGCAATTAACCTTAGGGCAGCTTTCAGGTTCAGCAGTAGCTAATAGTTCACATACAGGGTCTAACGTTAGATTAATATCAGGTTCAGGAGTAAACCCTTCATATATAACATTAATAGACGATTCAAATGATTTAGAACAAGAATTTATATCAACGACAGGAAGAGTAGTTAATGTAGTTTCAGGATCTTTATTAACTGGTATTTATAATCCTACAAATCCACAGTATTATGGTTTAATGTATCCTGAAATGGGTATAATAATATTAAATGATACTAAGTTAAATCAATCAGCATCATTTAATACTGTAACAGGTTCAAATATAAATGGAGATAATGCATGGAAATTATTAACATCAATTTCAGGAGCATTTAGTACAGACCCAGTTAATTATTCATTTCAATCAAGAAATTCAATAGTTAGAACATCCGCTCATTATTTTGTGCGAGTAAAAAACGCAGAATATAATTTCTCAAATAATCCAACGTATGTTACAGGTTCAGAAGGAACATTTTCTCAACCAACATTTGTAGGAGATCCGACAGTATATATTACTACGGTAGGCATGTATAACGATAGGCAAGAATTATTAGCAGTAGGAAAATTATCTAAAGCAATTCAAAAATCATTCTCAAAAGAATCTTTAATTAAAGTTAGATTAGATTTCTAAAATTTTAAAAAATATACCATTAAGTAGACTCTTTGATATTTATATTAAAGAGTCTATTTTACTATAATATGGGAAAACCTGGAGTATTTAAAAAAATAAGTGAACAAGATAGAAATATAACACCTTTTAAGGTTTATAAATCTTGGAGATATGAATCTACATCTAGTTTAGATAGTAGCGGTATTGATAGGTTAGTTGCGATTAAGCCAAACAGCGCAAAATATGCCGGGGCAAAAGTTACATTGGATACATGGCAAACAAAGTTTGATTCTAGCTCAATATTAATCAACTCTGCTAATGATAAAGAAGCATCATTAATTTGGTATAGCTTAAATCATTTATATTATAAAAGAGCTGGTATGCCATTTGAAACATTTGGATATTCAGATCCAGCCGTAATAGAAAGAACTATATTCAATGAAGCGGCAGTAATTTCAATACCTCAAAAACAATTTGGAGAACTAATTAAGCCAGGTTCTGTTAAACTTAATTTAAAAAATTCACAATTAAATTCAATATCAATGTCTTTATATGACGATGGAAACGGCAATTTAATTGATTCCGCATTAAGTAGTTCTATTTCAAATGAAATTTTGTATTTAGGATTCAATGCAATGACATATTCTAAATTTTGGACTGATAATACTGAAAATTGGACTATAACAAATAATATTATAGATTCAATTCAAACAGATACAACTATACAAGAGTTAGACGTAAAAGGAGTAAATTTATATATTTCTAATTCAGATAAAGTTTATAATTTATTAAGCAAATCAACTTCAAATGCATATGGAAATTCTGCATTGTTCAACGGAAATGCTTATATTAGAATACCAAATAATGATACTTTAAATTTTAAAAGAAGTGATGACTTTGCTATTGGAATATGGGTAGGTCATGACGCAACTGTTACGGCAACAAACGTATCTACTATATTGTCAAAAAGAACTACCTTAAAGAAAAATATAAAACAACGTTCGGGTATTAATAAATATGTTGATTATAATATGCCAATAAACCAATATCCATATGATATTAGAGTTTTTAGTGGATCAATATTAGAATGCAGAACATCAAACGGAGGTGTAACAACTTCTTTAACTAGTTCACTTCTATTAAATAATGTTAATCATATTTTATTACAAAAAACAGGTTCTAATTTTGAATTATATGTAAATGGTGCATTACAATCTTCAAAAACAATTGACGTTGAAAATTACCATACTGATGCTGATATATTTATAGGATCTTTAGGATTAACAGACACAGGAAATGTCAATCAAGGGTTTACGGGATCTTTAAATGAAATTATAATGTTTAGTAAAGGACTAACAACATCCGAAATTACACAATTATCATATACAGGTTCTGAAAATTTAATGACAACTAATACAAATGCTGTCGGAAACATATTTTATGAGCATGGAATTATAGTATTATCTGATCCTAGAACTAAATATGGCACTGAACAATATAGAATGTTCAATGATAAATTATTTAATTATACAACGGGGGTCACTCAAACAAATTATTTAACAAATTTCTTATTAGAATACAATTCCACTGTTACATTATATGAACATGAATATATTTGTAAAGCAAATGAAGATGAGTTTAATTTTACTTCAAATTCTACTATTAGATTAGATAATAATGAAAATTCAGACGTGCCTAAATCATTTGTAGCAAATGAATCATTTGCTCCGTATATAACAACTATTGGATTATATGATCAATATGGCAGAATGTTAGCAGTAGGCAAATTAGGCACCCCAATTAAAAAACGAGACGACGTTGATTTAAACTTAATAGTTAAGTTTGATATGTAATAAATTAAAGTTATGGCAAAAAGAAACCCTTACTCAGTAAAAGCAGTAGCTGCAAAATACGGATTTAGATCTGGTCTAGAAATGACAATAGATGAATCTTTAAAGGCTCAAGGAATAGATGGAGAATATGAAAAACATATTATTGAATTTACTAAACCTGAAACAAAACACAAATATCACCCTGATTTCAAATTACCAAATGGTATATTTGTAGAAACAAAAGGTAGGTTTTTAACTGATGATAGAAAAAAGCATCTATTAATTAAAGCACAACACCCTGAATTAGATATTAGATTTTTATTTCAAAACTCTAAAACTAAAATTTCCAAGGCATCAAAAACTACATATGCAGATTGGTGTATTAAGCATGGTTATATATTCGCAGATAAAACTATTCCCACTGATTGGTTAATTTAACTTGTTCTATTCATAAGGTTTTCTTATATTAGTCTAGATGATAAATAATAGATTAATAGAACTGATAACTTCTGTGTTAGGCAAAGGTAAGCTTACCAATAAAGGTAATATAGCTCATCATTGTCCTTTCTGTCATTCTTCAAGACGAAAATTAGAAGTTCAGTCAGTTACCAATGATAAAGGAGAAAATCCATGGCATTGTTGGACTTGTAACAAAGCTGGAAAAAAGCTAACTTCGCTGTTCAAATCACTGAATGTTAGCAGAGAAAAGATTTCTGAACTTTATACGGTTCTTAACATCCAACCCAAATATAGTAACAATACGAACATTGGTTACAACCAATCTATACAGGTCCTAGACCTGCCTAAAGAGTATATCCCTTTGTATAAACATTCTGAGTCAATTGAATATAAAAATGCTATTCACTACTTAAGAAGTAAAAGAAAAATTACTTTATCTGAGATTGTAAAATATAACATTGGCTATTGTGAATCAGGAGATTATGCTAAAAAGATAATAATTCCTTCTTATGACGATGCTGGTAAATTAAATTATTTTGTAGGCAGAGCATATTATGAAGTCGACTTTAAACATAAAAATCCAGACCACACAAAAGATTGTGTAGGATTTGAATTGTTTATAAATTGGTCACTTCCTTTGGTATTAGTAGAAGGTGCATTTGATGCTATTGCAGTCAGAAGAAATGCAATACCATTATTTGGAAAAACAATATCAGAAGATTTGCGAAAAAAGATTATAGAAAATAAAGTAACAAAATTATATATTTGTCTTGATAAAGACGCACAAAAACAAGCATTGGAGCATGCTGAATATTTCATGAATAATGGAGTTCAAGTATTCTTTGTTGATTTATTTGAAAAAGACCCTGCAGATATAGGGTTTGAAGAAATGAGTAAATTAATTAAACAAACCCAACCGCTTACTTTTGGAAAATTCATGGAATATAAATTATTTGGATAATGGAAAAGTTTAACATAGGATTTGAGAAGATTGATAAAATATATCACATAGCAGATATTCATATTAGAAACCTCAGACGACACCAAGAATATAAAGTAGTATTTGATAGAACAGTAGAGGCTATTAAAAAAACAATAGGCCCAAATGATATCATCTTTTTAGGAGGAGATATTGTACATGCAAAAACAGATATGACACCTGAGTTAATTCAATCAGTGCAAGAATTTTTTAAAATGTTTGCAGATTTAGCTCCTACAATATTAATTACAGGAAATCACGATTGCAACTTAAATAATAAATCTAGATTAGATGCATTAACGCCAATTATCAATGCAATGGCGCATCCAAACATGTATTATCTTAAAGATTCCGGAATATATCAATTAGCTGATAAACACTTTGTCGTAATGTCAGTATTTGATAAACCTAAAGATTTTATAAAAGCAGATGAATTTGAAGCAGATTATAAAATTGCCTTACATCACGGTGCAGTTAATAATGCTTTAACTGATATAGGATTTAGATTGGTAAATGATCATGTTGATATTGATACATTTAAGGGGTATGATATTACTTTATTAGGAGATATACATAAACCTAACCAGTATTTAGATGCAGCAAAAACAATAGCATATCCAGGTAGTTTACTTCAACAAAATTATGCTGAAGCATTGGTGCATGGAATGTTAGTTTGGAATACAAATACATCTCAAGCAGAATTTGTTGAGATTGAAAATGATATGTGTTATTATACAGTGGAAATTGATAATAATATTTATACTCCAATTCCATTATCACTTCAAAATAAAACAATAAGATTGCGAGTTAAGGTTCAAAATACAGATCCTGCAGATTTAAAATCTATTATTGCTGAAATTAAAACTGCATTTAATATTGAAGAATATACAATTCAAAAAATCAATGATTTTACTCAAAATAAAACTAGAGTTCAAAAGATTAATATTGGAGATGTAAGAGATGCTGAATATCAAAATGAATTAATATCTAAATATTTAGAAAACAAATTTGCTCTTGAAGATGATATTTTAGATGGAGTTCGCCATGTTAATAGAACAGTAAATTCAGGATTACCTACATTGGAAATTAACAGAAATGTATCTTGGATTCCTAAAAACTTTGAGTTTGAAAACATGTTTAGTTATGGGACTGGCAATATAATCGACTTTACAAACATGAGTGGAGTTTATGGTATATTTGCTCCAAACGCTGCAGGTAAATCTACAATGTTAGATGCAATAACTTATTGTATATTTGACAAATGTGGAAGAACTTCCAAAGCAGTAGCAGTATTAAATAATAAATCAACTTCATTTACTTGCAAATTCAATTTTGAATTAGACGGTAAAGATTATTTTATTGAAAAGCGTGGGACTAGAGGAAGAGGTAACCACGTTCGAGTTGATGTTAATTTTTATACCATAGATGAATTTGGACAGCAAGAGTCTTTGAATGGTAAAGAAAGAAGTGAGACTAATGATAATATCAGACACCTATTAGGCACCTACGAGGACTTTGTATTAACTGCGTTATCAGTACAAAATAACAATTCTGGGTTCATAGACATGGCTCAAAAAGATAGAAAAGACTTATTAGCACAGTTTTTAGATATTAATATATTTGAAGATTTATATAGTATAGCAAATGCTGATATTAAAGAAGTTGCTACATTAATTAAAGAATATCAAAGACAAGATTTTTCAACTCAATTAGCAAACGCAAATACTGATATTGAAATATATACTTTAGAACATAAAAATCATCAATTAGATAAAAAAGAACTTGAAGATAATATATCAAACATCAATGATGAAATTTTAACATTAACTTCTAATTTAGTTCCTGTAGATAATTCAATTACAAATATAGACAGATTAACTGAATTAAGAGATCAAGCTATTTTATTCTTAACTCAATTAGAAAAGAATGAAATGGTAAAGTTAACTGAATTAAAAGATTGCAAAGTATCACTTTATAGTTTGCAAGAAAGTATAAAGTTGTTTAATATTTCCAAAATTCAAGCTAGAATTGATGTGCTAGACGGATTGCATAGTACAGAAAAAAATCTTCATGGCAATGTAGAAAAACTTAAGGCTGAAGTTGGTCATAAGTTAGACAAAATGAAAAAACTTGACGATTTGAAATATGATGAAAATTGTTCATTTTGTATGGATAATGTATTTGTAAAAGATGCTATTGCTACAAAAGCTTCTATAGAGGAAGATAAAAAACATGCTCAAAAAATAATAGACAATTTGCAGTTTATTAAAGATAAAATAACTCAATTAAAACCTTCAATTCAAGAAAAAGAAGATTTTAATAAATTAAATCAAGATATTCATAAAACAGAATCTTTAAAATCATCTATTGAATCTGAATTACATCAAATTAAATCTAAATATCATCAAGGTACTTCTAGATTAGGGGAAGTTGATACTAAAATTGCTGAATATTATAAACAAGAAAATGTAATCAAAGAAAATGAGGTTATTAATGGTCAGATAAACTCTTTAAATATTAAAGTATCTGATTTAAAAGATGAATTAAGCAACTTAAATGATTTGATGATAACATGTTATTCTAATATTTTAGTAGCAGAAAATATTAAAACAAAAACTGAGGAATCAATTGAAAAATTAAAAGAATTAACTCAACAATACAAATACTATCAATATTATTTAGAGGCTGTTAATAGAGATGGAGTTCCATACGATTTAATTACCACAGCAGTGCCATATATTGAGCAAGAAATAAATAACATATTAAGTCAGTTAGTAGAATTTAACTTGATGCTTGAAATGGATGGTAAAAATATTAATTGTTATATTGTATATGATCAAGATAACTTTTGGCCAATAGAATTAACTTCTGGAATGGAAAAGTTTGTATCATCTTTAGCTATTAGAACTGCATTGATAAATGTATCATCTTTACCAAGACCTAACTTTTTAGCAATAGATGAAGGGTTTGGAGTGTTAGATTCAGAAAACCTAAATTCAATGTTCAACTTATTTGAATATCTTAAAACTCAATTTTCATTTATGTTGGTAATATCACATATTGATTCCATGAGAGATGTAGTTGATAAATTAATTGAAATAACAAAAATCAACGGATCTTCCAAGATATATTACATTTAGATATTTATTTAAAATAGATATTTAATAAAATATAATGGCTAAAAACGAAATATTATATCAAGGGTTAGATGTAATTCCGGTTATAATTGAAGATACCTCATTAACTTCTCCAGATTATTTTAGAGTTACACAATTACCTACAGAATTAACTTCTGGTACGAATGTGTTTAAATTTAAAGGAAATCCATCATTATTTTATGATGGAGCAGGCGCGTATGTTGAAATATTAGATGCTAATGGAGAGCCAATTTATTATGAAATAGGTATTGATTTAGAATCAACGGAACAGCCTATAGTAGTAACTATTTTTATAACTCAAGATACTTGTCCTGGAAACGGTAGTATAATAATTTGTAGCACATTAACACAGTCTGCTTCAGGTCAAATTTTAGATCCGTCTGAAATCAATTTAAGATGGCAAGTACCTATTTATATTGATATATCTAAAAGAAATAATTCTGAAATAATATTCAGCGAAACTCCTACAGTAACAGTAACAAGTAATTATGATAGAGTATCTGAAATTAGGTATAAAAACATTGCTAATAACGGCTATACATTAGAGCAAACACAAACAGCTCTTATACAAAGTACATTTAATAACCCAGCTGCTACATATTATAATAGTAATAATACTCCAGTAATTATTCTTGATGCTAATGCATGGAGTTATTATGCTGTAGATCGTGGTTATATAACTGCATCAATAAAAACTGTTATTAATATATCTTCTAGTTATATAACTAAAATATCACCAGAAACTTCTAACAGTATTACACAACAAGTATCTTCAAGTGTAATATTATATTCTGGATCATTAAATTTTTTAGAAAATTTTCCAATAGCTGCACCTGGATGTCATATTGCTTTTTTAGATGAGCCATTATCATTTCCAATTGATAATAACAATAATAGGTATTATCCAAAATCTATAGAGTTTAGTAATTTAGATATACAATATACATTATCATCAAGTCCAGATAATATATATACATTTGAAAATGTAACTCAAAATACATATAATTCAGTTAATGTCAAGTTTAAAAAATTAATACCATTAGTTGGAACAGTTGCAAAAATACGATCATATTATAAATCTTCTGGAATTGGTGAATATATTTTACTAAATGAAACTGATATTACGTCATATGACACTGAGCTTGGATTTAATACTGGATCATTATCAGCAACATATTCGCTTCCAACTATACATAAAAATGAAAAAATTGATTTTAAATTTGAATTTATATCGCCTGAAGGATTTGTATCAAAACAAATAGCAGAAATAAAAAATACTACATTTCAAGGAGGTAATACATATATTGGTGGTGATGATAATTTAATTACTGGTTCTTTATTTGTAGCTAGCTCTACAGGTTCTGGAGTTCAAATTTCAGGTAAAAACAATTCTGCAATAATTCGCAGTATAGGTTATGAAGGATTTGCAAAAGCAAAAGCAGAAACTTCTCCAGGCGGATTTGTAATTTATTCTGGTTCAATTCAACCAATATTAAATTCGTCAGAACAATACTCAGGAGTAGGAATTGAGTTATTTGCAAATACATCATCATATTTCAAATACACAACTTCAGGCTCAGGATTATTAGATGTAAGAACAGATAATTTCTTTTTAGGTAGTGCAAATCAATTTATATCTGGTGCAAATGGAAATATTGAAATATCATCATCAAATTTTCATTTAGATTCCGACGGAAACGTTAATATGACAGGTAATATTAATGCAAACACAGGAAATATTGGAGGATTTGCAATTACCAACGATGCAATTACAGGTTCAGGGTTCTATTTATCAGGATCAGCAACTGGAAATCAATTTTTTATAAGTTCAAGCAAATTTAATGTTAAAGCAAATGGAGATGTAACTGCATCATCGGCTTTATTTTCAGGTTCAGTATCTGTTACTGGAGACATCAATGCCACTACTGGTAATATTGGAGGATTTAATATAACAAAAAATGCAATTACAGGATCTGGATTCTATTTATCTGGTTCTGCAACAGGAAATCAATTTTTTATTTCATCTTCTAACTTCAATGTCAAAGCATCAGGAGATATTACTGGATCATCTGTTTTATTTACCGGAGGTAAAATTGGTTCATTTACATTAACTAATAACGCATTAAGTGGAATTTCTTCAGGCGCAACAACTTTTTTAATTTCAAGTTCAGTAGATGCATCTAATTTAAGCACTGCATTTTTTATAAGTTCAAGCAAATTTAATGTACGACAAGACGGTACAGTATCCGGCTCTCAAGTATTATTTGATGGAGGTAAAGTTGGAGGATTTACAATTGATTCTTCAAAAATTAGCGGAACAAACATTATAATAGATAGTGCGGGGTCAATTCAAACTTCTGATTATGCGTCTAATTTAAAAGGATGGAAAATTTCCGCTGCAGAAAATGGAACGGCAGAATTTGAAAATGCAAAGATACGAGGTACATTATCAACTGCCGTATTTGAAAAAACATCCGTTAATGCAGTCGGCGGACAATTATATGTTGCAAATTCAACTACATTAACAGGATCAAGCTTTGCTGGCGCTAGCACAACCGGTAATTATACTTCTACACAAACAACAATGTCAGTAGAAAATGTTACAGGATTTGAAAATGGAGAAATACTTACTGTTAAAAAATTTAATGGAACAGGATTTGCAACAGAATATTTATATATAAATTCAGCTTCACGAGACGGTGTCGGCGACACAAATTTATCAGGTAGAATATACGTAATTAGAGCATATGGAAATGCGCTTACTGGAAATTCATCTTCATTAGGCGAATCGCCAAGTGCAGGACAAAGTTATTCTGGTTCTCAAGTAATTGTGTCTACAGGAAAACTAGGGTCTGGATTTATTCGAATCAATGCTAATCCAGATGATCAAGCTACTCCTTATATTGATATTGTTGAAAGAACCGGTAGTGGAATTTATGATGTTGCTTTAAAAGCTCGTTTAGGAGATTTATCTGGATTAGCAAATTCTAGTTATGTGTTTGGAAAATCTAATCCAGGATTTGGTTTAGCTACTGATAATGTGTTTTTGCAAGGAGGTATTATTGCTAATACGGGTAGTATAGGCGGAATAAAAATGGAATCTAACAAATTATTTACCGACACCGGCACATATAACAATACTAACACTGGATTTTATTTAGATAATACAGGACAGTTTTCTTTGAAAGATAAATTAGCATGGGACGGCTCGACATTATCAATAACTGGTAATATTAATATTACAGGAGGTAATGCAGCTACAACAGCATTTGTAACATCATCAATTGGCTCAGCTACTAGCTCATTATCATCATCAATCGCTACATCCATAACTTCAGTTTCATCATCAGCTGCGACATCAATAACCACAGCAGTTAATAGAATTGTAACTGATGCTAATAATAAAATAACTAAAACACAAGATGTTCCTTCAGCTGGTGCTGGATTGTATTTATCAACAAATTATTTAGGATATTATTCAAATTCAGCATGGAATTCTTATATAAGTTCATCTGGAGAATTTTTATTTAAAAAAGATGATAACAATCAAATATCATTTGGTAGCAATGCATTTGTATTAAAAGTTTCTGATTCAGCTACAATATCAGGTTCAAATATCAATTTAATAACACCTAAATTCTTTTTAGGTAGCACAAATCAATTCATATCTGGTGCAAATGGAAATATTGAAATATCATCATCAAATTTTCATTTAGATTCTAATGGAAACGTTGATATGTCAGGAAATATCAATGCTAATACCGGAATATTCAAAGATGTTAATATTATAGGATTAATACCATCAGCTTCAATTAAAAAAGGTAACAAATATTTAATAGAATCATGGGTAACTAGCTCAACTGCAATTAATTCTCAAATATATAAGTTTAATACTGGGTCCGTAGGTGAAAATGGATTAATTTCAATGGGATTATTACAATGGTCTAGTAGTATGATTCCAATGGGAGCTGTAACAGCGTCACAAAGATCTATCATACCAACACCTCCCGGATTTCAAAAATGGGGTTTCATAAATAATTCTTATGTATTACCTGAATATAACAATTATATATCAACAACATTAAGTAACTCAACATTAGATGTTATAGAATTCAATGTGCCAGCAATCACAACTCCGTCGACGGTTGCGTCAATAACATCTGAAATTATAAGTTGTAGTGAGTTATTTAACTATTATAAAAATAAAAGCTTACCTATACCGCCGTTGTTGTTACAATTTTCAACACAATTCAACAACTTAACTTATATAGATTTATCAACGCTTTATGAAGACAACTTTACAGGATTTGATCCTACATGTACATTAGAAATAATTTCTACACAAGGCGCCGTATTATATTCAGATTCAAGAATTCAGTTAGGCTCAGACTATAAGTTAGATTGGAATAATTTTAATATTCCATTATTAAGTATATTAGCTGATAATAATTCAATTAGTACCTCTAAATTTAGAATACGTATATCATGGCAACAATTTGCTGATACTGCAGGAACAGGCCAAGTAAAAAACTTCAAAATAACTGAGTTGCGTATAGTACAAATGGCATCGTCATTAGGACTGTCAACAACTGCAATACAATTTCAAGATAGCTCAATTACGTCAGATTTAAAAGGTTCGTCACATTATGGTAACTGGGTACCTGCTGAAGATAATACATTTGATTTAGGTTCATTTAATGTTCGTGGTGATGATATGGGTATAAAACTTATTACTCCTAAACGATGGAGGAATGTATGGGCAGTAAAGATGAATACAGATTTATTTTCTATAGCAGATTCGTCAGCATCTGGAAAATTTTCAATGTCGACAGGAAATAAATCTGTAACAATTAATAAATATACACACGCAGAAGGGTCAAAAACAACTGCCGTTGGACAATACTCACATGCTGAAGGTCAAAATACCGTTGCATATGGAAACGGCTCACATGCTGAAGGAAAAAATACATATACTGGTTACTTTCGAACTCCAATAAGTACCTCTAGCATTTATATAGATTCAAATAGTAAATATAATTTTACCGGAGACATAACTAGTTACTTTACCACTGAATATTCAGCATCACTATTACAAGGTGTATGGGCAGTAAATAATATAAATCACAGCTATGTAACACTTAACTCAGTTAGTTATAATGGTATATCATCTTCAATAACTATTCAAGGCGATGTTCCTACAATGTATGCAATTTTTAGTAACAGACTAACATCTTCAAACGCACATTCTGAAGGAGCAAATACATATGCTGCAGGTCAATACTCACATGCAGAAGGATATGGTACAACAGCATTAGGAAGCCGTTCTCATACAGAAGGATATTTCACACAAGCAAAAGGAAAAGGTTCGCATGCTGAAGGGTTTGGAACATACACATCAGCAAATTACTCACATGCTGAAGGTTTTTATACATATGCAGCAGGAGACTACCAACACGTACAGGGTAGATATAATATAACATCATCAGCGCAATCGGCTTTCATTCATGGAAATGGAACATCAAATACAGCTAGATCAAACTTAATATTTGCATCCGGAAATGAAGTTCAAATAACAGGATCATTAAAAGTAAGTGGAGCTGTAACGGCTACGAGTGGTTTTGTTAAACCTGGAGTAGGAGCTCAATACCTTTTAGCAGATGGTACATCTACAAGTGGAACAGGTGGATCACCCTTCCCATATACCGGACCAGCAGTTATATCAGGTTCTTTATTAATATCAGGTTCAGGATTGACAGTAACAGGCTCTTTAAAAGTAAATGCTGGAATAACTGGTTCTTTATTTGGTACAGCATCATATGCACTAACAGCCTCTTATGCCTTAAATGGCACAGGAGCACCATCAGCAACTTTTCCATATACCGGACCAGCAGTTATATCAGGTTC